TGGTAGACGCAACAAGTAAGCTAATAGAAAATGTACAATTCTATAATGCCCTTAATACCGAGATGTAAGAGAAATACATCGTACAGGTTCGAGTCCTGTCCTGACTACAATTAAAAAAATAAAAAGATGAAAGAAAAATTATTAAAAGATTTACCAATTTACCTTAATGGGTTTGCTGTAGGAATGCTATTTTTTTCTATATCCAATATCCAAGTAATTGATGTTTGTATGTTTATTTTAGCTGGTGTAACTTTCTTTTGGTACGGTAAAAACAAAAAACAGCATAATACAAAAGTGGAATAGAACAAACATAGTCAGGTGGCGCAATTGGTTAGCGCAAGATGCTTATACCATCGAGGTTACAGGTTCAAGTCCTGTCCTGACTACTAAATACAGTGTAACAAATACCTGAGCTGGAATGTCGACTAAAAATCAGGGATATGTAGGTTGTGACTTACCACAAGAAAGTCAGATGGTGTAATGGTAGCACAACAGATTTTGATTCTGTTTGTTTTGGTTCGAGTCCAGGTCTGACTACATAAACAGGAGTGGCGGAATGTATTATAGTAGCTACTGTATTACTTTGCAGACGTGACCTAGTAAAATAGGTTGGTTGATAGGCAACTAAACCGTGTTGGTTCGAACCCAACCTCCTGTACAATATGGGGCTGGCATTGGTATTGACAGCAATTGAAGTAGAGAAAGATGAAGCAAGCAGGATTAGATTGGAAATCCTTAAACACCTATCAAACAATAAACGCAGTAGAATTATCTACAATGACTTTCGAAGACGTTATGTCTTTCGTTGGTGCTGATTACGCAGTAGCTGCCTAATCTCTCCCGTACACATCATGGGGCTTTAAACAGAATGTGAATTAAAAGGTAGCGTTAGAGGTACTACCTGTAAATCCATTAAATGGTAGAAGTGAACTTCCCACAGTTGAGAGTAATAATGGCAAAATAAGAACTCTATATTTTGTTTGTTTAGAAAAATAAACTAAGCTTGTGAATGAGTCGATTTAGACTTATTGTTTGGACCTGGGTTCGAGCCCCAGCAGCTCCACTAAAACGAAACATCAACGGAAACGTTGGTGTTTTTTTATGTTTTGCATATATTTATATACATGGACATCAACAAAATCTTCAATTTATTTGACGATAAAAGCGATTTCAAAGACGAGGAAATATATGTTATTAACTTGTACGAGCAGCCGTTGTTTTGGGTTGGTATGTTTGAAAAATTAATAAAAAATAACGATGTATTCAAACGCCAACTTAGTACTTTCTTTAGAAAAAATGATCCCGAATACAGTACAGAATTATTAGAAGAGTCCGGTGACGCACTCGTATTCAACAGAGCATGGCAATTTATCAAAATGATAGATTTAAAAGACCCAAATCATCAGAACGCAGTTCGAATTAGGGCAAATGGAAGTTATTTATTCAACGCATTGGAACAGGCCATTAATTATTTTGTTGCGATTGAAGATTATGAAAAATGTTCCCACCTAAAAAAGATTTTTGATTTTGGAGAAGAAAATTTGGAAGTATAAGATAGCTTTCGTAACTTCTAAATACGGGGTTAAAGGGAAAAAGGGGGAATGAGAGATAAGGGATGAGAGGGTTGATGAGACCGGGGATAAATAGTAAACAATAAATAAACAAACATATGGTAAATCGTGAAATTATTAGACGCAAACTAGAGAAACTAGAAGGCAATCTAACGAAAGCAGATTTCATTTTAAAACGTAGTGGAAATCTAAATGACTTTCTACAAGTTACAAGTGAAATGAAAGAATTAGTAAAAGAATTAAAAGCATATATTGAGTATGAACCTCGTAGTGCTAACGAAATGAATTCATCCGCTCGCTAAAATTTAAAAATAAAAGTTATGAACCTAACAGCTGAACAAATCCAAGAAAATTGGGAAAAATTGATGTCGATGATTGATCAATTCATCACATCACCACGTAAAGACAATTTGGTTGCTTTCTATGAAAAATACCAAGATAGATTAATGATGATGCCTGCGTCACATAAGAAAGAATACCACAACGCTTTCCCTGGAGGGTATGTTGATCATGTTGTTCGAGTAATGGAATGTGCCGTTCGCTTACATAAAGTGTGGGATGATATGGGTGCTGATACTAGTACTTATACGTTTGAAGAATTAATATTTTCTGCTTTGAATCATGACCTGGGTAAATTGGGTGATGAAAATCAAGATGCTTATATCCCACAAACTGATCAATGGCGTAGAGATAAACTAGGTGAAGATTATATGTTTAACAACACTATCCCATTCGCTTCGGTTCCTGATCGTAGTTTATTCTTTTTACACTCTAATAACATCCAGTATACATTTAATGAAATGGTTGCTATCCAAACACACGATGGTTTATATGATGAAGGTAATAAGAAATATCTTATGGGTTATCTTCCCGAACAAAAACCACGTACAGCATTACCATTTATACTACACCAGGCTGACTTGATGGCTGCTAGAATTGAATTTGAAAAAGAATGGCTTCCAAAATTCCAGGGAAAAAACTTGGAGGAGTCAAAAAAGAATTTTACATTGGGGGGAAACAAGCCCAATGGTAAAACTCAAAGTGCACAAAAATCAAAAGCACTAGGTAGTATTAAATCGGAGGGATTAAAAAACCTGTTAAACAATATTTAAATGCTAATTTTAGTTTGTATTTTATCGGTTTTGGTTGTTGTATTAAGTTACACAACCTTTAACCTTCTTCGCAAGAACGAGAAACAAGAAGACATTTTAAGAGGGTCTATGACTTACCTAAATAAATTTTCGGAAATTATTGACTATTCACACAAGAAACTTAAAGAAGTAGACGCTAAAGGTTCATTTGAGAGTGATGATGAAGTTGGATTTTTCTTCCAACAATTAAAAGCATTACAAGAAATATTAGATACATTTAACGTTAAGAATTTATAGAATGGAAGTAGAAGTTAGAAAAAGGAAGAAAAAAACTTCCAATGTGTATTTTACTAAGGATACCGAAGATGCAATTGTAGCATACAATTATAGTACTGATTTTGAAGAACGTAATAGAATATATAACGAACAAATTCACTATGCGTTTTTTAAATTAACCGAAAATATAATCCATACCTTTAAATTTTATTATACAGAGGTAGATAATATTGAGGATTTACAACATGAAGTAATTACATTTTTACTTTCTAAAATTCATTTATTTGATCAAAGTAAAGGTGCTAAAGCATTTTCTTATTTCGGTACAATCGCTAAACGTTATTTAATTTTATCCAACCAAAAAAATTATAAAAAACGTGTTGAAACATCTCCAGTAGCTTCAATTGAGGAAGACGAGAAATTTTCATATCAATTAGACGATACTAAAAGTGTTGTTGAAAGTAATTTATCTAAATTTATGGATGAATACATTGAGTATTGTACCGAAAATATATTTGAATTATTCCCTAAAGATACAGATGCTCGAGTAGCCGACGCTATTTTAGAAGTATTTCGCAAAAGAGATAGTTTAGATGTATTTAATAAAAAGGCGCTTTATATATACATTCGCGAAATGATAGACGTTAAAACGCCTAAAATTACTAAAATAGCAGATCAACTATACTATATATTTAAGAAAAAGTACGTGTTTTATCTAGAACACGGATATACAAATTTTTAGTTATAATATTTATAGTCAAAAATAAAACGTATGAGTTCATTAGAAAACGTAGTTTTTGGCAAGAAAACATTTAGCAGCATATTAGAAGAGATATACGATAATCAAAAGAAAAAAGATAAACAAATATCCGCTCTAATAAACGAGTTAAAACCACTGATAAGTGATATAGGTGATGCCACTTTGATAGTACCGTTAATTAAAGAATACTTAGAAATAAGTGTTAAAAATGACGAGCAACTTATCAAAATGGCTACCATTATCCAACGTGCATTAAATTCAACATCAACGGATGATGGTGGATTTGGTATCTCGGATGAAGAAAAAGCTCAATTACTTGCTGAAATAGATAAAATACACGGAGAAAATAAATAATGGCAACTAAATTTGGATTTGAATCTTTTAATAAACAGTTAAATACTGTAAATCAAGGTAATGTATTTAATGCTTT